AGCAAGGCAGACTAAAAGTAGCTCCTCATTGTACACATACACGAGCTATGTTTGATCAATATCGTTGGGATCAACGTGAAGGGTTACAACGCGAGCGTCCTATGCATGATAAATATAGTCACATGGCTGATGCAGTCCGCTATGCTCTGTACACTTATACCATTTAAGGGTGCTAAAATTTTTATATTGACAATTCTGTGCTTATATAGTATAATTACTATTAATTGAATACTTGGGTTTAAAAACCCACAGGAAATAATATGGCCGCTAATACCAATAAACGTATAGCAGTTAAATGGATAAGAGATAGAGCCAAGTCTGCTTACGAAAAGCAAGATCACTGTTATATCTGTAATACTCAAGCTGAATTAGAACTTCATCATACTCACTCTATAACTACTCTCGTTAACGCTTGGGCAGCCCGAATGAGTTATGATATTTCTACTGATGATGGCATCTTAGCTGTTCGTGACGAATTTATCGATACGCACCGTAGCGAGTTATATGATCAAGTTTACACCCTATGTAATCGCCATCATATTCAACTACACGGTGTTTATGGTAAGACTCCCATGACTGGTTCAGAGACCAAGCAAGTTCGATGGATCGAGCTTCAGCGTGATAAGATTGCAGGCGGTGGTCAACCTATTCCTAAAACAAGCTCAGGATCATTCTTTAGCCAATTTACTTAGGATAAAACATGAGCTTTATATCGAATACACGTGACTGGATTATAACAAAGTTAAATCCAGCACAGAGTAGAATTGCACAGTCAGAGGGTACTCAGATTAGTACTACTGCTGTAATTACTTATCAACAAGCCTTCAAAAAGATTGAAGCTGTTAACCGTTCGGTTAATATGTTGGTATCGGCATGCAGTTCAATGGACTATGACATTAAAGATAAGTTAAATGATGGTATTGTTAATGGTGTTCGCCAAAAGACTTTACACAACTTATTAAACTTCAGACCAAACCCTTATCAATCAATTCAAGAGTTTCGTCAAGCTATCTTTACAGACTTAATACTAGAAGGAAATGTATTTATACATTTTGACGGTACATTCATGTACCACCTACCATCAATCAATGTAGAAATTTTGACAGACGTCAAAACATTTATTAGTGGTTACAGATACAATGGTACAGTAACTTTCCCTGAAAATGAAGTGTTTCACTTTAGGGACTTGAACTCTCAGTCAATCTATCGTGGTAGTTCACGATTAGAGAGTTCGCAGAAAACAATTGCTACCCTATACTCAATGTTACAATTCCAAGAACAATACTTTGAAAACGGTGCTGTATTTGGATTAGTATTAACATCAGAAAACACACTATCACAAGTCGCAAAAGAAAAAACAATTCAGTACTGGCTACAAAAATATAGTTCAAAACAAGGTGGAAAACGTCCAGTTATTTTAGATAGCGGACTAAAACCCGCCACAGTAAGTGACACAAATTTTAGAGAAATGGACTTTAACGAGTCTATTAAAACACATTCTGAAAAATTAATGCAAGTTATTGGTGTACCACCTATTTTATTAGCTGGTGGCAATAACGCTAATATTTCTCCAAACTTACGATTATTTTACTTAGAAACAGTACTGCCTGTTGTAAGAAAATTTGTTTCAGCTGTTGAACGCTACTACGGATATGATGTAGAAGCAATTACAAGTACTGTTTCAGCACTACAACCAGAATTAAAAGATCAAGCAGCATATTACTCCACTTTAGTTAATGCAGGAATTATTACTGCTAACGAAGCTAGAATAGAATTACGTTATCCTGAAATGACAGGTCATGACGAAATAAGAATCCCTGCTAATATTGCAGGTTCGGCCGCTGACCCCTCATTGGGAGGAAGACCTCCGGGTAAGAAACCAGATGATACTCAGCAATAAAGGAAAATTATGGTAGATAAAAATAAAGTCCTGTATTTAAACAGTTCTTTTATAAAGAGTGATGCTCTACCAGGAGATACAGATCCACAAGAAAGTGTGTATATCACAGGATACGCAAGTACCAATGATATGGACCGTCAAGGAGATGTAGTGCCAACTAATGTCTGGGAAAAGGGTATACAAAATTACTTAAAAAATCCAGTAATTTTAGCGTATCACGATCATAGTGAGCCAGTTGGCCGAATGGTAGAACACAAAATTGATGCTAAGGGACTATGGATTAAAGCCAGAATCTCAAACGCAGCAGAAGACGTGTACAATCTTGTAAAAGACGGTGTACTAACCGCATTTAGTATCGGATTCCGAATTATAGACGCGGAATACAATGCAGCTGCAGAGCTGTTTGTAGTAAAAGAATTGGAACTACATGAAATTTCAGTAGTGTCAGTGCCAGCAAATCAAAATACTCTATTTAGCCTTTCTAAAGCATTTGAAGATGCTGAAGAATTTAAATCTTTCAAACTGCAATTTGCACCCGACAGCGAGTCAGCTAAAGGGCTAGAATCCTCAACGGAAGCAAAAAGCGAAATCATAAAGGAATGGAACATCATGGATCCAAAACAATTAGAACAAATGCTAGCAGATGCTGCAACTAAAGCCGCAGAATCTACAGCTAAGGCTGTTATCGAAGCTCAAACTAAAGCTGTTGCTGAACAAGCTGCAGCCGCTAAAGCTAACGCTGACTTCGATGCTAAAGTTAAAGCAGCTGTTGCTGCACAAATCTCAACTGGCGAAACAGGTGCTGAGCGCTTATTAGCTGAAGTTGAAAAACGTTTGGAAGCTCAAACAGAGCAGAGCAAATCAGTTTTAACTGGTTTAGAAGCTGCACTGAAAGAAAAAGCTTCTGAATTAGAAGCTATCCAAAAATCACGTATGACTTTCACAGACAATCAGTCTGGCGCAATGTCTTATGCTGATAAAGAAAAAGCAGTTTTATTGGCTAAAATGGCTGGTAAGTCTGTTGATGGTACACGTACTGGTCGTGCTTATGCTGAAAAGTATGGTGCTCACGTTCCTTCTGCTACCTGGGAATTAGAAGTTTCTTTGAATTTAGAAGCTGAAGTTCGTCGTCGTTTAGTTGTGGCTCCTGTGTTCCGCAACATTGCTATGCAAACCAACGTGATGACTATTCCAGTGAATCCAGAAGCAGGTACTGCTACTTGGGTTACTAACGCTGAATTTGGTGCCGTTCCTGCTACCCTTGGTGCAGCGGGTGCTTCTGCTGGTGGAAATGCTACACACGCTATCAAAGAAATTACTTTGAATGCTTATAAACTTGCCACAAACGAGTATACTGCATACGAAGAAGAAGAAGACGCATTATTGGCTCTTATGCCAATCATCCGTGACGGTATGATTCGTCGTGTTGCTCGTGGCGTTGACAAGGCATTCTTGTTAGGTGCTGGCTCTGGTTCTGATCCTGTCAAAGGTTTGGCTAACTGGGCTACTAACACCACAGCTACAGGTAATACAGTTGTTGCTGGTATGACAGTTGCTAAATTACGTACATTGCGCCAAGGTCTTGGCACTTGGGGTCTTGACCCACAAGAAGTGATTTACATCGTTAACACTGATACATATTTCCAATTGCTCGAAGACACAACCTTCCAAACAATGAACCAAGTTGGTACACAAGCTACACTGTTAACTGGTCAAATCGGTCAAATCGGTGGAAGCCCAGTATTAGTTTCTGGCGAGTTTGCCAGCCCAGGTACAGGTATTGCTGGTGCAATCTGCTTGAACCCAGGTAACTTTATTGTTGGTAACCAACGCGGTCTCCGCATTGATACCCAAGAATTAGTTGAAACACAGCGTCGCGTTATGGTGGCTAGCCTCCGTACCGGTATGACACGTGTTACAAGTAACTTAGGTAATGCAGTTACAGCACACAAATACACAGCAACCTGATCGGTTAATGAGTATTAACAAGACCCCAAAAGGGTCTTGTTTTATAAAGGCATACTGTGCCTTTATAAAACAAGTGAGGTGTACATGGCAACAAATTTAGTAACAAAAGCAGAGTACAAAGCCTACTTAGGAATTTCAAGTGTAAACTCTGACACAGAAATAGATTTCTTAATACCAAAAGTCAGTGACTTTGTTAAAACTTACTGTCGCAGAACATTCATAGATTACTATGACGAATCAAAAACAGAATTCTTTGATGGTGGCTTTAAAGAAATTTATTTAAAAGAAACTCCTGTAGTAAATATTACTAGCGTAGCTAGAAGTGCAGACTATGGAAAAACTTATACTGCATTAACAAAATTTACTGATTGGGTGCCAAAGGGTGACTCTGTTATCAGTATTAATCCTGGTGGATTTCCTGAATTAATTAATGGTTATAAAGTGGTTTATTTTGCAGGTTACGAAGTAGTTCCTGGAGATTTAAAACTAGCTGTATTAGATTTAGTAGAATATTATTCTAAAAATAACGGTGCGGTCCACAGTAACCGAGATGTTAGCCCCAATACTACTCAGGTAAGCTATATTGCTACCAGTAATCTACCAGCACACATTAAACGTATATTAGATCAGTATATGGCGGACTTTACATAATGGCATTCTATACAGCGGATTGGTTTAGAAAACTTGTGAAAGAAGATCACAAGTTTATACAAGAATACGTTAGCAAAAAAGACAATGATATTCGTAGCTATATTGATAGCACACTACCATTTACTCTGTATTTAGAAATTGGCAGTATTAGAAAAAATATATTACAGCCAGAAGCAAAAGCTATTAAAGATCTTTGCGCCCTAATAGGCGTAACTGATCCTAATATATTTATAAAAGCTTTAGAGTCTGCATATAAGAAAACTATTAACGAATATATTGATAGTTATCCCTCGATAACATCAAAAGAATTACAAGACACGTTAGATACATTAAACTCAAGTATCTCAATGGAAAACGGGGCTATCAAGTCTACGATACAGCGATTATTTAAAAAAACTGTTACTATAAAAGAATTATCTAAAAAAGATAAATCTGTGCTGATTCTTTCACCTAAGTTTACAACTATTCAAAGTACCTTTGGTAATAAAGTAAAAGCAAATTTTGATTACAACTTGTTTTCAAGTGTTATGGATCAAGATACTGGCAATAATCCAAGATCTTTAGTAAAAGCATACTTGGATAAAAACTTTAGTGTACTACAGAATCTTGGACACGTTGAAATAGACATTATTAGTTCCAAGGAAGGTTCCTCAGAAGTTAAACGTGGACTAGTTAGTCCAAGACTGCTACAAGCTCTAATAGAGTGGCCTAAAGATGCTAAAGTAGATAGACTAGTAAGAACATTCAGTAAAGAAACAGGACAAGCAGAAACTAGAATTATTGTTAGAAAGAAGTTTAACAACACTAAACTAGTTCTAGAAATGTTAATCGAGTCTGGCATAATGATTGGATCATTAGAGTCACAGGCAGAAAATTTAGCAAAAGCTCCTAAAGAAGCAAAGTTTGGTATAGGCAAAGCACTTACCAAAAGAATAAGAGAAACCAAAGGATTACTACTAGACTTAGTAACTTCTAAAACTTTACGTCAATATTTATACGAAGATCTTAAATCTCATATGATGACGGGAAAGCCTTCTGGTAACTATAACAGTAGCACAACTATTGTAGAAAAAACTAAAGTAACTAGATCAAAAACTAAAGTTCAACTGCCTAGTGTAAATGCAATTGCAGCAAATTTACCAGTACTATCTAGATCTGCACAGTCAGTAACTAACTTAACCAGTTTACAAGTTTTACTTCAGAGTGCTATTGCTGATACCATAAAGAAAAATATGGGTAAAGGTAATAGACGCGATATTCTAAACTTACGTAGTGGACGTTTTGCTGAAAGCGTAAAAATTCAAAGTATTTCACGAGGTAGATCAGGAATGCTATCCGTGTATTATAATTATATGAGATATCCTTATGCCACTTTTAGTGCTGGTGGTAAACAAAGTAATCCTAGGACTAGAGATCCTAAATTGTTAATTTCTGGCTCTATTCGTGAAATTGCACAAAAAAGTGTATCTGACAGAATGAGGGCTATATTAGTATGAGTAAAAGAACACATATATTAAAGGCGTTAGCCGAAAAACTTAAATTAATTGACGGCACTGGAATTTTCAAAACTAATATAAGTAATAATAGTTATCCTAAACTAAAATTCTGGGATGAAGTTCAAGATTTTCCATGTATATATCTTACTCCTGGTACAGAAACAAGAGACTATCACCCAAGTGGATTTACTTGGGCGTACTTGTTAATCTGTATCAAGTGTTACGTTAAAAGCGAAGATCAAACACAAGAAAATTTAGAATTATTACTAGACGATATAGAAAGATGCGTAGATGCAAATCGCGTACTAGTCTATGACCAAGATAATAACTTGGAAACGACTGAAATTTTAGTTCAGTCTATAACTACTGACGAGGGATTACTTACCCCATACGGAGTAGGTGAGATATATTTACAAGTGCGATACGCACACAACTAATTACAACGTATAAGTACAGATAAATGTCTAGTCGAAATACTTTGTAGTTATTTAACATAAAAAAAGGAATAACTATGGCAGTTAATTTAATTCGTAATAGTAGAGTCTTCTTTACTACAAACGTAGACAGTCAAGGTCGTGTTCGAGCTGGTTCTTACATGGCTGAAGCGCAACCATTTTCAACCGCAAATACCTGGGAAATTCAGGTTCTTGAAGGCATGAGTTTTAGTCAAAATACAACAGTTGACACTGTTACACTAAACGAAGCTGGTGCTACACCTGCTCGTGGTCAACGTAGTTTTAATACTGCACTTGAGCCTCTAGATTTTTCGTTCTCTACCTATCTTCGTCCTTACTTAAATCCAGGTGCAAATGGTGCTACTAATGCTACTGATGACTATGTTACTTGTGAAGAAAAAGTACTATGGAATGCATTTGGCGGATCAATCGCTTATGGCACTGCTAACGCAGCCTGGACCGATGGTGCTGCTGGCAATGCAACTCCTGGAACTTTTACAATAGCAAACTCCAATAAACACCAACTAGAAGCCTTTGGTTTGATTGTTGTATTTGATGATCTTGCCTACGCTCTCGACAACTGTGCTTTAGACACAGCTACTATTGATTTTGGTATTGATGCAATTGCTGCTATTCAATGGGCCGGAAAAGGTAGTTTGATTCGTCAAATTGCTTTAGTGGCTAGCGTTGCTGCCAACAATAAAGTTACCTTTACAGGTGCTGATGTTGGTGCCACAGGTGCTGAAGAAGCCAATGCTAAAAATACTGCCGCTAAGTTTATTACAAATAAGCTTACTGTATTACAAGTTAATGATACAATCAATGACTTTACTGGTAGCGACTACACTGTGCCTATTACTGGTGGTTCAATTACCCTGAGTAATAACTTAACATATTTAACTCCTGCAAACTTAGGTGTTGTTAATCTTCCTATTACGTATTTCACAGGTACACGTAGTATTACTGGTACATTGACTGCTTACTTACGTAGTGGTAATACTGCTACTGGTGGATTGTTAAAAGGGTTAATTGATAGTGCTGCTACCGAAATTAACCCAAGTTACGCTATTAACATCCAAATGGGTGGCTCAAGTGGTACACACGTAGACGTAGGGTTACCTGCAGCTATGTTGCAAATTCCAACAGTTAACACAGAACAAGTTATTAGTACTACATTAACGTTTACTGGACAAGGTTCTACTACAGGCGCAACTCCTGCGTTTGATATTGACCAAACCAACGAAGTTACAGTTAAGTACTACGCTACAGCTTAAGCTGTAATTTCACAGCAGGTGCTGGGTTGATCTCCAGCACCTATTTTTAGACTCTAGAAAAATAATATCAAGGAAACTCATGGCACAAGAAATTAGCCTAAAATCGTTACTAGTCCCAAGCAAAACAATTGAAGTAGATTACCCAGGATTCTCTGGATTTAAACTACAAATCAATTACATTAGTCGTGATAATTTAATTAACTTACGCAAAAAG